AAAAGCTAGCAACTACATAATACGACCAACATATAATCTATATGGTATGGGAATAGGTGCACATAAAAAATATTTAGATCCTAATAAACATGGTAGTGATATGATACATCACAAACATATTCCTCCTGGATATTTTTGGTGTGAATGGATAGATGGTACACATCATAGTATTGATTTTATGAAACAAGATGGTCAATGGGTTCCTTTTAGCGCAATGGTAGGTTATCATCATGGTGAAGACAATCTTGTAAAGTTTAAACACTGGGAAGTAATAGAACCAAAGTTTGAATTGCCAGACTGGTTACATTCTATAGAAACTGAAAGATACTTAAACATTGAAAGTAAAGATGATAAGATCATTGAAATACATCTAAGAAGCGGTAACGATCATATATGGGATCTCAATGTAGGTTCTAAAGTTTATCCAGTATGGCAAGGTGATGATTATAAAGATCTCGAGCATTTAACGTTTGTAGGTAATATGCACTCAGAATCATTTAAATATCAGGCAGACGGACATTTAAATGATTTAAGATTAGGTTACTATATCGATTATGTATAAATAGCCTCAGGAGTATTACCATGATTTCATTTAGAAAATATTTAAAAGAATCGTATACTAGTTGGAAAAACGAAGAGCCAGTAAAGTATTCACAGCATCTTGAAAAAACGTTCGGAAAACCAGATGAGATGACAGATAGTCAAACCGTTTGGTATAATAAAGATGGCTTTAAAAGAATAGTCGTTAAAGACGAATACATCCTCCACGCCTCACCTGCTCCACATTATGACTTTGTATATTGCTATGTTGATCTTCAAGTGCCAGAAGAAATGGCAACAGATCTTGCTAAATCAAGTGGTAGTATTATGATTGATTTCTTAAAGGGTGAAGTTGGTGCAAGATGTAGTTCTACTACGGCTAACGCGACTACATTGAATTATTGTTTAGATGTTGTATCAGGCAGAGTTAAACCTTCGAAAGCTGAGTATGAAAAAAGAATACTTGGAATGAAGAAACTTTTTTCTACTGGTAAGAAGTATGAGCTTGATTGGTGGCCTGATGAAACAAATGATGCTGATCCAAAGAATCCATATTACAAATAATTTTTAAATTTAGACAACTTATTGGTTTAGAAGAAAAAGCTAAGTGTCCTCCAGGATACAAGTATGACCCTAAATCGAAGATGTGTGTCGATAAAAAGGCAAAACGTGTTGCAAGATATAGACCGTATTTCGGTAGGTATTTAACACCAAAACAAGAAGAACCACCTAAAACGAATGGTAATGGAAACGGAAACGGAAACGGCAATGGAAATAATACTAATAAAAATGGTAATGGAAACGGTGGGTCTGGAAATGGCAATGGCAGCGGTGGCAACGGTGGTGGTCCTTAATATATAACTATATGGCATGGTTTTATGATGATAAATTATTCGAAGAAACTCCTGAAGATTATCAAGGCTTTGTTTATGAGATCGTTGATCTGTATAATAACAAGCGATATATTGGTAAGAAAAACTTTTGGAAACCCAAGATCCTCCCTAAAAATTCTAAAAGATCTCGTCGTGTACGTACTCGGGTTGAGTCAGATTGGAAAACATACTACAGTTCCAACAAAGAATTGCAGCTCCTCGCAGAGGCAAAAGATGAGTTATTTTTTGAAAGAATAATCTTAAGGTTATGTAAGACTAAAGGTGAGATGTCATATTACGAAGCGAAGCTTCAGTTTGATAATGATGTTTTATTGAGAGATGATTACTACAATGAGTTTATTGGGTGTAAGATACACTCAAAGCATATAAGAAGGAAATAATTATGGCAGTTAATCAATTAGATTTATTTGTATTTGAAGTATTAGATAAAGTTGCGGCAGCAAAGACTAAAGAAGAAAAGATAAAGTTATTAAGACAACACGAATCATGGGCTTTAAAGGATATTTTAAACGGAACATTTAATGAAGCCTTTAAGTGGAATCTGCCTCCAGGTAAACCGCCTTATAGAGCATCAAGACCTGAGAGCGCGCCTACAAATCTCCTTAGACAGAACGTTCAATTTAGATACTTCTTCGAAGGTGGACCTGGTGATAAGTTAAGTCCACCGAAAAGAGAAAGTCTTTTCATAGGATTATTAGAAGGCATACACCCAGATGATGCATTAGTTGTTCTTAATATGATTGCAAAGAAGCCTCCAAAGGGTATAACAAAAAAGTTAGCAGAAGAAGCATTTAATGGTTTACTTTCTAAATAATATATGGTATAATTAATCATGAATTGGTTAATTGTAGTATTTTTTGTTGGTGTATATGCTGATGGTACACAAGATAGTTATGTCTTCGAAAAGCCTTCTTTCAAAACTAAGGCTGAGTGTATGTATGCAGCTAATGATAAACAACAAATCAATCTCTTTGTTAAGAAGCTAATACTTGATGTAGGTCACAGAGATATACATAAGGTAGTTTGCACCACAGAAAATCAGATACGAGCAGCCATAAAGTTGAGCAATGGAGGATCTGATATATGAATATATTTGTTTTGGATAAAAACCCAACTATAGCAGCACAAATGCTATGTGATAAACATATACCAAAGATGATAGTCGAGTCTGCGCAGATGTTAAGTACAGCGCATAGACTTCTTGATGGTACACCAGAAAAACGAAGATCAAAGTCTGGTAAAACTATGCAAACATACTATTCTTTTGGTGATGTACGAGATAAACTATACTATCTTGCTGTGCATAAGTATCATCCGTGTACTACATGGACTACAGAATCAGAAGATAACTATCGATGGCATTATTGCCATTTTACAGCCATGTCAGAAGAATATGAATACAGACGAGGAAAGATACACAAAACGTGGGATCTCCTTGGTATGCTACTTGCAGCACCACCTAGGAATATATCTCGAGGACCATTGACAGAATTTGCACAAGCTATGAGTCATTTCCCAGATTGTAAAGTACCTGGTGATGCAGTAAAAGCTTATCGTAACTATTATCATGCAGCCAAACCATTTGCTAAATGGGAATGGCGTAGACAAGCTCCAGACTGGTGGAAAGGATACCAAAATGCCGACTTACACGCTGCGTAATATCAAAACAAAGAAAAGCTTTGACGTATTTTGTACCTATACAGAACTACAAAAAATGCTTGAAGAAGATCACAACTTAGTTCAAATGTTAGTAACACCTACAGTTATTGGTGGTTCAGGATCATTACTAAGTAAAACATCTGATGGTTGGAAAGATCATCTTAAAGAAATCAAAAAAGCATCTGGAAAGGGTAATACAATAAAGGTTTGATATGGAGTTTATACATGAAAAAATTGATATGGGATACGATAACTTGGATCGCGCTGAACACGCAGATGGTCGTCGCTATGTTACTCTTGACGGTAACGCTTATCCTTCTGTTACTACAGTATTGAGTATAATACATGAAGAAAAGATAGCAGCATGGAGAAAGAAGGTTGGTACAGAAAAAGCTAATCAGATCGGTACACAAGCTGCAAATCGAGGTACATTAGTACACGAGATAATAGAAAAATATCTACATAATGAAGATACAACCGACTATCTACCTCACATACAACAATCACTTAAAAACTTAAAGCCTCTGTTAGATAAGCATATTACCAAAGTATTTGCTACAGAAGCTCCATTGTATAGCGATCATCTAAAGTTAGCAGGTACATGTGATTGTATTGCTGAATGGGACGGTGTTCCTACAATAATCGATTTTAAAACATCTAAACGACCTAAGAAAAAGATAGACATACCAAACTATTTTGCTCAACTTGCAGCTTATGCTGTTATGTGGGAAGAAAGAACTGGTATGGCTGTAAGTAATACTCGTATTGTTATGGATGTTGATAACTTCCATCCTGTAATGTACAAAGAAACTCGAGACGATTGGATAGATCTCATGATAGAAACACGAGATGAGTATAATCGTCGTAAGAAGTTTCATTCATAAGTGTTACATTAATATCACACTATAATTATTTTCGCTTTATTTAAAAAAAAGCATGTACAATCATTTAATTATGAGGTATACTGGTACTATAATAACTAATGAGGAGATATTATGAAAAAAATTAATGATCAGATACCAATGACCTTCCAACAGGAAGTCAATCTACATGAACATGGTAGCATCTGGGGTCGTAAAAAGACCGCAGAAGACTTTCGTCGTGATGCTATTCGTCGTAAGCAGACTTCTAGAGTTGGTCAAAAAAGACTGGCTTTTTTAAACCAGCCTGGAATGAGGCAGTTGGTCCAAGACTTGGAAGAGCAAAGAGTTGCTCAACCTTGGAATGAGTTTGCTACTAGTATGA